TCAGGGTCATAGTCAAACTGCATGTTGAAGCTAAAGAAAGCTTTGCCTAGTGGGTTGAGCAGGTAGTCATCTACGTTCTTAATGACAGTACGAATAGACCCGTTAGCTGCTGACATAAGCATAGAGATACCAGAAGCGGTACGTCCTACGCCCGACACACCTGTCTGACCGTGAGCAAAGCTAGGGAAGCCAGTTGATTCGTCTGCAAGTACTCGTGCCTTGTCAAACAACTGCATGTTCTCACCCGCAACGTTAGGGAACGATGTACCAAAGATAGCCTGACCCGGTGCACCGCCTTGACGCCTAAACACTTTTCCAGGATATACTGACAAGTCTTGGCCGGGTACTAGGTTAGTCTCATCTACTTCAATGAGCAAGTTACCTGACAGCACAGCATTGTCCACCGCCATACGCATGAAGCCATTCATGAGTGTCTGGGTGTCATCCATGTTCTCAGCTATACCTACACCAAAGAAGCTGTAAGGATTGACTTCGTATGGTACAGCGTAGTAAGGAATGAGTGCAGGCTTGAATGGGTTCATAACCATACGCAAGACATTGCCGTTACATACCCACAAGTTTACGTTAAGCTGCTCAGCATCTTTAAGTGCACGAGGAATGTCTATGTCATGATCTTCTAATACTTCACGATCTACAAAGCCCCAGAACTCTTTTACGTCATAGCGTTCCGCTTTAGTTCCACTCTCATCGTCCTCCATGACTTGCTCCCACCACTTCTTCTCATAGGATTCACCCATCTTGAGAGAGTTGTCGATAGCGTTATCACGAAAGAAAGGGCGTCCCTTAAGGGCACGAAGCTGTGAGCGAGACATCTTGTGACGCTCAACAATGTACTCTGCCTCATCCATGTTAGATGCATCAGGGTCAGGGTAGAAGTTCCAGATAGATACATTGCTTGTAGAAGGTACAGTCTTTATAGTAGGGTCGTAGTTACCTTGGTCATCCCAATTAGGGTACTCTTTGTTTACAGCAAAGGGGCCTTTCATTATGCCTGTACCAAACAAGGCACACTCAAATGCAGCAAGGCGAAGCTGTTTGTTGGCTCCGCTTTCTTCTAACTGGTCGTGTATCTTCTTCTGCATCTTCTTAGCTGCAACCTTAGCTGGGCTAATAGTAATAGCAGTAGGCGTAGTTCCCGGACCTTCAATGACCTTATCCTGTACAGGACCAAGCTTATTAGCTAAGGCACCCATACGTTCCTTAAGCTGTGGCATTGTTTCACCGGGAGCAAGACGATCTTCCTCATTAGTAAACGGTGTAAAGGCTTTCTTTACAGTGTCGAATGCTTCTTCTGCAGCTGGGTCAGGGTTGGAGTCAAAGTGTACAGTATCAGCTACGCCCTCAGGAAGAGTAGTAGGATCTACGACAATAGGAAACTTCTTGTTACCAAACAGTACGTCAACAATCTGACCGTATGCAGCTAGAGTTTTAGTCTTAGTTACTTTTACAAATACACGAGAGCGTTCTGCCTCAGTGAATTGTACTTGGGGGCTATACAAGCCACGGTAGTTACGGTATGCTTTTAACCAACGTTCTTCATCTTGGCGTCTGGCGTCTTCTGCCTTTCGGAAACGATTCTCTACAAAGGATAGGATACTGCCAACGGAAGCATCAGCTTCATATGAGTCTTTCTTTACGTCTTCAATAAAAGAGGATTCAGAAGATTCAATATTCTCTTCGTAGCTATCGTCAAAGTCTTTAGGGTCCATACTCAATATCCAAATGTTGGATCAGACGCTTGAAAGCCTGATCTTGATGTTGCTGGATCGTAGTCAAATAAAGAGCTACGGGGTCTTGTCATAATACCATATCGTAAAGCGTCATACAAGTGGTCTTCTGCATTTGTATCAACGTCTTCTGGGTTACGTTTATCTAAGGGTATACTAGGTAGCTGAGCTACAAGGTTAGTACAATGGTTAAACATAACTAAACGAGGTTCCTCTGTAAACTCATCTACCTGTAGTCTCCTGTGTAGTTCGTTCTTACCAGCTACACGAGAGCCTTTGGAACGGTCAGAGGGACGCCAGCGACACCCTCTCATATTCATTTGTTCTGCCAGAGAGGGGCCAGTATCACCACGTTTATGCCACAAACTACTGTCAAGGACACCGTAACGAACACCACCATCACCAGACTCTGCTTCTAAGATCATGTCAGCTAAGTCTATTGCTGTAACCTTAGAGCAGTATAACTCTCTATATATTACTAATTGCTCAGAAGGACTGACTGCAAACCAGACAACCCCTGTGTAACTACCGTAGCCATAGTCACATGCCCTGAACCTTGCCCAGCCTCTAGGTATATCGTAAGGCTCAACTACGTGAATAGCACGGTTAAACTCTGGGAACGCTGCACCTTCGTTTACATCCCAATCACCATCAAGCAATCTCTTACGTTGCTGCTCAGGTAGTGACAGAAGCATAGTCTCGTAGTCACCACTATCAGCTAGGTATGGATTATCAAACAAACTAGCAGGGATAAACTTACGTTTGAATAGAGGTTGATCTTCCTTCTTGTGACCTTTAGGGTAGCGTAGTGTCTCGCCTGTCTCTATGTTAGTAGCCCAGAACGAATGGTTAGGCGTTGCAGGATCAATAAACATCTTCTTGACCCAAGCGTGACCCGGACCTCCGGGGTTAGTAGTAGCTCTCATGTACAGACCTAACTCAGGTGCTGCAGATCTTAAGCGACTCCTCATGTAATCCCACGCGAAGCTAGAGGACCACTGAGTCAACTCATCGAAGGCTACATAGTTAAACGCCTGTCCTTGGTAACGCATAACGTCAGTGTCTTTATCCAAGTAAGACATCCAGAGCCTACCGCCTTGAGGTGTAGTCCATTGAGACTTTCTCTCTGACCACTTAATACCCGGTATTGCTTTAGGGTATAACTCTTGGCTCTTCTGTATAAGCTCACGTAGTTCTTCTGTAGTGTGTCGTACCAGTAGCCCACTAAAGTCTTTGTTACCTAAGTTACGCAGAGGGTCAGCTAACGTAGCGTAACTCTTGCCACCACCAGCTGCTCCACCATACAGTACCTCACGTTCATTAGCTGCTAGGTAGCTTGTCTGTGGGCCGGGATTAGGTTGAAAGACTACTTCTTGTGCGAACTGTACGTCATAAGGCTCAGGTGATGCTGTTGCATATACCCTATGCTTAAACTTTGTCTCTTCCTTCTTCGTAGGTGTAGTAACCAATTCTTTCTTTTTCGAGAGCTTCGTATTGGTGTATCGTTTCTTCGAGCCAGATGGCAAGCTTACGCTTAATTGCAGCAAGTGATTTACGTCTTCGCTCGACATCTATACGTTTCTTAAGTCCATCATGAGTTATGCGTCTGCCTGATTGTGTAGTTAGCCAAGCAGATACTTCCCTGTAACTATACTGCTTTAGATGCTTCTTTGCAAGCTCTAATAATTCTAATTGCCTAGAAATAGGACTTAGCCAAGTATCATCTGTAGGGTCTATCTCGTAGCCAAATGGCACAGACCTTTTAGATAACCTTGGTACTCGCTCCCAGTTCTTTATATTGCTAGGCTTTGGTAACATCCAATAGCCTAACTCAGTCTTTTCAAAGTTAGTCTTACGCCTCATCGCCAGTACTAGACTCCTTTGGTGGCAAGATAAACAAGCCGCCACTAGACTCTACTGCAACCTTCTCAGTTTTAACTAGACCAGAACGATCCAGTACTTGCCCTGCTGCAATCATACGTTCCTTAACGCCTAGCTGCGTAGGATCATCCAAAGCCGACCCGTAAGCAATAGCAGCTTTTGGACCCAATCTTGACATGTAGCTTTTAGTAGCTTCAAATATTTCATCTTTAAGAGCCTCTGTAATAGATCGTGTAGGTGTACCATCACTATAGCCAGCTAGACGCTTAGCCATAACAACATCGCCAGCAGCCTCTTCAAAGAGTGCCTCTAGAAACTTTTGTTGGTTCTCTGTTAGCTGCTTAGCCATTTACTTATTGCCTTTAACTATTGGTTAGTATGTGTAGTTATAACATGTTAGTAATAAAAATGCAACTAACTTTTAACACTCACACTTAGTGCATGGACATTCACGATTAAGAACTGCACACAAAATACGCTTAAGATATTTTCTCATGTTTTTTTCCTATACGGTTTTACTTTAGCTGCAACCTTCTTAGGTTGAGCTACGTTCTGTTTACCAGCAGCAGTGCCTTTACGTTTCGCCTTAGTTGTAGCAGCATACTCAGATGAGCTAAGAGACTTAATAGCTTTCTTAGGTAAGTATCTTTCACCTGTAGCTTTTGGCCCTTGTGTAGAAGGCTTACCACTCTTGGTAGTCCAATCCTGTTTAGTCCAAGACTTAAGACTTTTTTGGCTTTTTGCTAGGGCCATCTGCTTTTACCTTTGCTGCTTTGCTCAAATCTTTATAATGAAATAGCTTTACGCTTGTCTTACTGTGAGCCTTACCAGTATGCAAAGAACCGTCAGGCATCTTGTGAGTACCGCCCTTGTGTTCCGTACCGTCTTTCTTATAGTGCTTTACGCCCTTCATGATGTGTATCCCCCGCCTTTAGCTTTGTATTGTTTAGCGACCATCTGTGCTTTCCTGCCTGAC